CAGGCATTCTGCGTCTGCTTTATCTGGCCTGCCGGGGTCTTCGCAAGTTCGGCGTTGACGCCTCCGACGCGCTTCTCGAGAAGGTCTGCAAGCATTGCCGCCCGCTCCTCTTCGTTCGCCATCTGGAAGGCTTTTTTCTGCGCATCGTCCATTATGATGCCGTAGCGTTTCAGGCTGTCCGTGGAGCCGTTCATGGCCTTCCCGAGTGCCTTTGCATATGTGACCGCATCCTCCTGTGATGCGTTCAGACCTTTCTGCTGTGCCAAAAGGTCGGCGAGGCCGGGTGCCAGTTTCGCAATCTGTTTTTCGGTCATGCCGTAGGTCGCCAGCTGCTGCATGCCTGCTATGGTCACCTCGTCACCGATGACACCGATCTTCTGTATCTCCGATGCCACCCCGAGGAGCTCCTTCTTCGCCTGCTTCAGTCGTTCGGTGCCTCCGGATGCGATGCTGTCCACGTGCTTCAGCGCAGCCTCTAATTTCGTTTCTGCCTCGACTTGTTTGTTGGCAAGTTCCATTGCCTCTCCGGCGAACCGTTTGAGACCGATGAGCGAGAAGGCGCCGGTGAGGCCTGTCACCGCAAGAGCGGCCCTGCCGATGCCCTTCGCCATCCGGAGGAATCCATTGTTTGCTTTATTGACGAAGGTCACAGCCTTCGTCTGGGCGGCGTGCATGGCTTTTGTCTGCTGCTTGGTCGCGTTCGTAGCCTTGAGCATCGGCTTCGTGAACTGGTCCGTCAGCTTCATCAGAATGTTGATGTTCTTATTCGCCACTTATTTCACCTCCCCCATGGCTTTTTCCATGTATTCAAGTTCGGCTTCCCAGGCGGCCATATAAAAAAGCCTCTCGGAAGACGTTAAATTCACGAGTTCTTCTAACGTGTGACCTTTTCCTAAATAGTGAGCGATCACTGCAAAGTCAGGGTCGCTCTTGATCAGTTTTTTAATTCTCCCACGATGTCTTCAGAGTTCATCCCGTAGAATTCAAAAATGGCGGCCACTACCGTCATGATGTCAGTCAGATTGTCGTCGAAGACCTTCCCGACGATGTCGGTCGGCTCCGTGCAATCGTATTCCTGCTGCAGCTCCGGATTATGCAGGAGCGGGCAGCATTCGTAGATCAGATCCATCTGCACCCGCATGGACTGGCCGGCGCTGGTGTTCTCACTGATCTCGTCTATGATCCCGAGAAACTTCGGAAGGGGGAGCTTCTTGATTTCAAGCTCCCCTCCAAAATTCTCAAGATAGACGCTTTTGTATTCTGTCCTGTCCTGGTCCTTCTGGAGCTTCCGCGCCAGAAGGTCCTGCAGGGTCAGCTTCACGCCTTTCTTCATATGTCCTCCTTAGATCAGGTCAAGGAATTCGAAGGAACCCGCTGTGAACGGGATCTCTTCTTCTGTCAGAGATTTGTTTTCGAACTGGTTCAGTGTCAGTTCGTCGAATTTCACATCATAGAGTGCGACTCTTTCAGCACCGTACCCTGTCGGGTCTTCCAGGGATGCCACGATCTTGACATCCGGAAGGTCGCCGTTCATGACACCCTTGTGGATCTTCTTTGCGATGTAGGAATCGACTTTGAAGCAGGTCATGGTACCGGCGATGGAGTAACCCATGTATCTCTTCTTCTGTCCGAAGTCGCCGTTCACGTCCATGTCTTCGTAGTCGATGGTCAGTTTCGCTTCGAAGGAGCGGACATTGCTCATCTTGTCGCCGTCCACCCACACCTTTCCGAAGGTGCCTCTGATGGTCTTGTTATGATCAAATCTATCTCCTGCCATTTACTACACCTCCTTAGCCTAATGTTACGACCATTACCAGGTCTTCCATCGCATCCAGCACCATGCAGGAAGCCTTGACGAATACTTTCGCCCGGAAGGTCTTTTTCTTCACCTGTGCATCGCTCAGGTCAGACACATCCTCACCTGCATCCGTCCACGCATCACGCATAGCCTGTACATCGATCTCAACAGTGTCGTCTTCGTCCATCGTGATGATTGTCTCCTGTTCAAGCTCTTTGAAGTATGCCAGGATCTCGGACACCAGCAGTGCCTGGTTGTCAGCAGTGTTCTTCACTCTGCCCAGATAGTTAGTCTTGAAGGTCTTGATGATATCCTCCTGCATGATATCCATGCCTTCGATCACCGTGATCTTCTTCATGTCTTCCGTCTGGTCGTCTGTCAGGGTCTTCAGGGAGTTGACACCACGCGCCACGCGGATGCTGTCATCATCCTTGAAAAGACAGAAGCTGCCATTGTCGATGGCCGTGTCGATGTTAGACACAGCAGCGACATCTTCCAGGTCGTCCAGTGCCTTGTAGGTCACGGACTCGGTCAGCGGGCAGGCTGCCAGCAGGCCGCCCAGTCTCGGCAGATAATGCTCGATGCTTGTGGTCGTGCTTTCGCCCTTCAGTGTCACGGTCGTGTTGGACACATTGACCACGTGCGGGTCGTTCGGATTCGATACACCCGCTACCAGTGCCTTCGGCCGTCTTGCCCGTGTGTTCTCGCTGTTGAGTGTCTTAACAGCAGTGGACAGGGCCGTCTGGAAGCTGGATACGTTCGTGCATACCCAGTTGAACGGTACGTTTTCCATGGCACCCGCCACAACCGTGGAGGTTGCGGACGTTGCCAGCCGGATAACGATGACCTTGTACGGATTCGCTAAAAATGCGGCGCAGATATCTTTGTAGTTCGCAGCAGTCCAGTCGTCAGCATCTACTTCGGAGACATCCGTGTAGACTTTCTGATCGAACTCCCCGGTGGCATCCTGTACGATAATAGCCAGGATACCCCGTTCTGCCCGGGTGTCTACTGTCTGCGCCAGTTTCTTAAATTCAAGGTTGATTACAGGTAAACCCATTCTTTAATCACCGCCTATTCTTTCTTCAAGCTCCAGCTCTTCCATAAGCGGAGCAGTAATAACGTCTTTGCTGTCTTGGATATTGTTCAGGGTGAAGGTGACGGCTAAATACATATCGTCCCTGTCCAGCTCGAATTCGACCTCTTCCGGGTAAAGTAAGAAAGAAGATGTGACCGGGATCGGCTGCTCCAGCAGTTCGGTGAACTGCTTCTGGTAATTCAGCAATTCCAGGTACCCTTCGGAAGACTTTTCCGCGAACCTTGTGATCTCGATGGTGTACTCATCCACCCTCAGCTCGCTTTCCCTTGAAGTGGACATTTCGACCGGCTGCACATAAGTACACGGCCGGTCGAAACCTTCCTGAATATCCTTAGTAGTCGGAGGTTCTCCGAAGTTCTCCTCGATCCACTCCGAGATCCCCCGGATCGTATCAATAATAGTGATCATCTGAGTCCCTCCTTCAGCATTTGTTCGATCCATCTTTCGATATCACCGGTGAAGTGCTTTTTCATGGCCCTCTGGGAGCGGGCGGCCATATGCCTGCCCTCGACTCGGACAGAAACGAGTTTCTTGCCGAGTGCAGGGACATACTTACCGGCCTGCTCGCCGTGGCCGTGGCCATGTTCTACGAGCCAGGCATGATATGCCGGGCGTTTGAACTTGACCCGGACCTGCCAGTCCTGGCCACGCCGTTCCACCTTGCCCTTGTCGATACCCTTGAGAAGGTTCCCGGTGTGCTTGGTGGTCATGGCCTTTGTGTACCGCCGCAGGATGCGCTTGCCATCGTTGCCTTCCTTGTTCATGAATTGCCTGGTTTCCTTTGGAAATTCCTTTGCATAGAACCTGACCATCTTCTTGTTGAACTCATCAAGTTCACGGTAGTCAAACAGTGCTTCTGCCATAGTCCTTCACCTCGCAAAATATCTCCAGCGTCTCATGTCGGAGATACGGGTCCAGGATATAAAGGATGTCATAGCGCACACCGCCGATCATTATCCACATCTCAGGCTTGATGTCGTCCCGGTACCGCATGACCACCTTGTGGGTGGTACGGGTGAGGATAGTGTCAGCCTGTCTTCCGGAGAGCATGCTGCCGGTTTGTGGGGTAACACCGACCCAGACAGTACAGACAGGGACGTCCTCCAGGGGATACTGCCCCAGGGCGTCCTTCACCGTGCTCTTCGCCTTGGTCATCACTGTGCCCTGGCGGTT